TGTGGTGCCGGGTTTGGACTGGGCAGACATTGCCACTGTATCGGGTGGTAACTGGTCGTTTGACGAAAACCCTACCGTTGGCGGCCCTTACATTCTGGAAGTGCGCGACAAGGCTGACACAGCACGCATTGCCCGTTGCGGTGGCTGGGTGGTTGGCACTGACATTGCGATGCACGGCCAATCCAGCATGGCGCAGGTAACGTCGGGCGACGGCGACACGCTGGCCCCGCTGGGCACAAACGCCATCGGTTTGACTGTGGACGCTACGGCGCGCGGCACGTTTGTTGTGATGAACAACGCGCGCGGCGGCACGGCTGCAACCTATGCCCAGCCTGTCATTCAGGAAATTAATCTAGACCAAGGCATCACGCCGGGCACGGGGCGCAACAATTGCGGGCAAGGCTCTGTCGCTATGCTCAACGCATGGAACGCGCTTAACCCGCGCCACCCGTTGCGCATCGTCAACATTGCCATTGGCGGCACCGATCAAGCGGATTGGGCCAACAATACGACCGTCACGACCGGAAACGCTTCGTGGAAGTTTATGGGCGCGGCGGGCGTGCTGCCCGACAACGTAAGCGGCAATCTTAGCGGTGTTATGGAGTATTACGCGCGCTATTGTGGCCGTCGCATCATGCGCCATATTCTTGCATGGACGCCGGGGCTTTCTGGCGTGGCATCTGGCGTGGGTAGCCGCGAACTTTATTACGATGAAACCGTGGCGCGGTTTAGCAACACGCCGTCTGCCCCGTGGATTATCCCGCCAATGTGGCGCACTGCCCGCGACCCGGTGGATGACAGCGGCAATCCGACGAAGCGTGAAGAACACGTTGAATACGTGAACGAGATTAACGCATTGCCGGGCGGTGTTGCGCTTCGTGCGCCGTGCTGGAATGACACGCTGATGACCGGAGACGTTGGCCATAGCGCATGGCGTGCGGCAGACGGCACGATCAACCCGCCAGGCGATGTGCAGCCCGGCGACCAAGACCGCGAAGGCCAAAGCCGGCTAGGCTACAGCATTGCATGGGCGCTGGCATGGTCGTTTGACCCGACCATCAAGGCGCATGGCCCACGTGTAATCAGCGCATGGACGGATAATTCGTGCGCCACCATGAACATCGAACTTGGCCGGCAGGTGCGGGCGCTTGATGGCGAACCTCTTACCTCGCGTGACTTTTGGGTATCGCTCAACAATGGTGTGACGTGGTTCCGTGGTGACGACATTGCCGGAGACCCTGCGCCTGACCCAACTTATGTTCCGGCTGTTACGTTCACGGCGACGTTTGAGGCCAACAACACCCGCGCTGTCTTGACGCCTTCTGATGGCGGCACGGCATGGGAGGCCGCACGCGCGCTAGGCAACCTCAAGTTTGATTACGGCTGGGCATACCCCTACTATTGGGAAGAAACGGGCGGGGCGGCTGGCGGTGAAACCGATGCGCGCCCATTGCTGTATCGCGTGCCACGCGATAACATGACGTATCGTGGCAGCATCAACGTGACCGGCGACGATGCGGGCAACCCCTTGCAGGGCACCAGCACTAGCTCAACAGGTAGCGGCCTTGCGGTGACAAGCGGCACGCCCGTTGCCAAACTGGTGACAATGGAGAAGTTCACCGGCACCCGCAACGTGACCATTCGCATGATGGCTTCTGACAACGTAACCGTCTTGAAGGAAAAGACCGTTACGATTACGGCTAGCTAATGGCCCAAATCCCGATCATCAGCGGCATCTTTGCTTCAATCTCGCCTGATTTTCGGGTTAGCTATCCCGTCAACTGGGTGCCAACGCCGCGCGATACTGGGATTAACCAAGGCTATCTGCGGCCCGGTGATGGCATTGTGCAGCATGACACGCCCACAGGCCCTAGCGTTGGCCTTGGCCTGCCCCGTGGCGGCATCGTGTGGAACGGCATCGAATATCGCGTGCTGGGAACAAAGCTTTGCACCGTAGCAGCAGACGGCACCGTTACCGAACTTGGCGACGTTGGCACGGGCGGTCAATGTGCGTTTGACTATAGCTTTGACCGGCTGGCTATCAACAGCGGCGACCGGCTCTATTATTGGAACGGCGCGCTAACCCAAGTGACCGACCCTGACTTGCTCAACGTCAATGACGTGATCTGGATTGACGGCTATTTCATGACAACGGACGGGGAGTTTCTGGTTGTCACCGAATTGACCGACCCGACGCAGGTTAACCCACTCAAATATGGCAGTGCCGAAGCTGACCCTGACCCTGTGCTGGCGTTGGTGAAACTGCGCAACGAAGTCTATGCGCTCAACCGCTTCACAATTGAAGTGTTTGACAACGTAGGCGGTGATTTGTTCCCGTTCCAGCGCAATGAAGGCGCTCAAATCCAGAAAGGAACCGTTGGCCGCGATGCGTGCTGTGTTTACATGGAAACCGTCGCGTTTGTGGGCAGTGGCCGCAACCAACCTCCGGGCGTGTTCTTGGGTGAAAATGGCCAAGACGTTAAAATCAGCACGCAAGAAATAGACGACCTGCTGTTGGGCTACAGCGAAACCGAACTTGCCGCCGTCATCCTAGAAGCGCGTAACGACCGCAGCCATGAGTTGCTTTACGTGCACCTCCCCGACCGGACACTCGTCTATGATGGCGCGGCAAGCAAAGAACTGCAACTGCCGGCTTGGCACGTGCTGACCACGGCCATTGACGGCTTTGCGCAATACAAAGCGCGGGACATGCTGTGGTGCTACGATAGCTGGCGCGTTGCAGACCCAACTAGCACGAAGCTGGGCCGGCTTGTGCGGGACATTGGCACGCATTGGGGTGAAAAGGTGCGTTGGGAGTTTGGCACAAGCATCATCTACAACGAAGGCAAAGGCGCAATCGTGTCGGCGCTGGAACTTGTGCCGTTGACCGGCAGCGTTGCCTTTGGCTTGTCGCCCACCATCAGCACCAGCTACACGATTGACGGCGTTACGTGGTCACAGCCGCGTTATCTTGGCGTGGGCGGCTTTGGGCAGCGCGTGAAGCGTCTGTGCTGGTGGCGGCAGGGAACCATGCGTAACTGGCGCATCCAACGCTTCCAAGGCACGTCCGATGCTCATATCGTCATTGCCCGATTGGAGGCGGCGCTAGAGCCGTTGGCTTACTGATGGCCAGCAACCCGCCACGCAAACTTGGCCTGACACGGCAGCAAATCGCAAAGATTGTTGACAACGACTTTGAGGCAATCCGCGCGTTTGAACGGCTGTTTACGGTTGGCGAAGTCAGCGAAACGACGAACACGGTCATTGCCCAGCTTGCCGAGCTTGCGGCCTATGCGCCGTTGGGTGCGCCTGATACGGACGGGCCGGCGCTTTCCACCATAGATTGGTCACGCTTTGCGCCCTACGTGCCGATCCGTGGCCGCATGGGCTGGGAGCCTATCGCCGACACGCTAGGGCTTGGCGTTGGCGATAGTGGGGTTTTGCTGCGTATCGGCTTTGACAAGCTGGCGTGCGTTGTCAACACAAGCGGCGCGGCCATGACGCGGGGACAGGTGGTGCGGGTGGTGGGAGCCATCACCAACGCGCTTGATGTGGAATTGTTCACGGCAGACGGCGTGCAAGAGCCTTACACGGTTGTTGGGCTGTTGTCTCAGGACTTGGCCAACGGACAGCAAGGCTACGCAACGGCGTTTGGCACGGTGCAGCGGGTGGACACGTCTGCTTTTGCGCTGGGGGATATTCTCTTTGCAGACGGCGTGACGCCTGGCGCATTGACGACGACTGCGCCGACTGAGGTTGTTCCGATTGGCGTTGTGGTGGCCGTAGGAACAACGGACGGCGCAATCTGGGTTAACCCCTGCTGCGGTAGCGGTGGGGGCGGTGGGGGTGGCGGCGTCACGAGCGTTGCCACGGCAGGCACGGTCAACGGCATTACGCTTACGGGCGGCCCGATCACGACAACTGGCACCGTTACGCTGGGCGGCACGCTGTCAGGCGTTGACCTTGCGACGCAAACCAGCGGCAACCTTGCCGCATCGCGCGGGGGCGTTCCTACGGGCGGCACGACCGGCCAAGCATTGGTAAAATCCAGCAATACAGATTATGATGTTGCATGGGCAACGGGTAGCGCCGGCTCCGAAGCAATTTCATGGGCGGTTTGACATGCTAAACCTGACAGCCTCAACTCACCGTATCAGGGTGACGACCGGCGCGGCGGCAACGATTGACGTTCACGCGTCCTATGCTGACCTTGTGACCGGCACGGTAACGCTTGGACAAAACAACACGGCCATCAGCACGGCAACCACAACAGATGTTTTGGATGGCCCATCGTCCGGTTTCCGCAACCTCAAAACGCTGTTTATCCGCAACCGTGGCGCCGTCGGCTCAACGGTAACGGTGATCCATTACAACGGCACGGCAAACTTTGAGCTTTACAGCACGTTCCTTGGCGCTGGTGGGCAAATTCAATACAGCGAAGGCAGCGGGTTTTTCCAGACGAACGGCACGGTCAAGGGCGGTATTCATGGCGCTGCCACCTATGGCTCCGGCGCGTTTGTGCTGCCCGTCATCAACGGCACCCCGCTTAGCGTGGCAGCGACGGTAGCAGACCGCTTTGAGGCCGTTCCGTTCATTCCTGCCCACGACCTTACGGTTAACCAACTCGCTATCGAAGTGACGGTCGGCGTTGCAGCATCAACGTTCCGGTTGGGCATCTATGCAGACAACGGCAGCGCGGCTCCTGGCTCGTTGCTTGTTGGCACCGTTGCCCTGTCAAGCGCCGGCACAGGCTACCTAGCAGACACAATCGCCTCGCGCACTTTAGCGGCGGGCGAATTGTATTGGCTTGTCACCCACAGCAGCAGCAACCCGACATACCGCGCGGCTGCCATTGCCGGCGCGTATTCGTTCGGTGCGCCAGCGGCGGGCGCAACTGCACAATTCTTGGTGCAGCGCGGCACGTCTGCCTTTGCGGGTGGTTTGCCTGCATCCGCGCCGGCTTGCACGCCTACCAACGCGCTCCCCCCTGCAATCCGTCTGCGGTTGACGTAAGGACACGCTATGGCCGTCACCCCCGCCGCACTAATTCAGCCCAAGTTTGCCAGCACCACGGCAACGAACGAATACGCCGCACAATCGCGCGTGATCGTGGACAAGTTCACCGCAACGAACGTTGGCAGCGGCGCGGTTGCGCTAACGCTGTGGGTGGTTCCCGTTGCTGGCACAGCGGGCAATGACAATCGGATTGTATCGCAGCGCCTGATTGCGCCGAACGAAACATTCATCGTGGCAGAGATGAACGGGCATGTGCTGGAAACAAGCGCAAGCATTTGGGCGCAGGCTGCGGCTGGCAGTTCGCTTGTGCTTTACGCCAGCGGACGGGTTATTGCATAGTCTTTCCGTCTCGCGTATAGTTGCTGCACCGAGCGTCTAGGTCAGCCGGTAGACCGCCCATGGCAGGACACCATGAACGACGCTCCCCCTGAATTTTGGCTTCGCCGCAACCTCACCGATAAGCTGGGATTGTCGGCAGATTGCGTTGAATGGCTGATGCTGCTTTGGCAGTCCATGCAGTTCATTGATGACGTGGTTGATGATGACCACGTGCCGCGCGAAACGGCGATTGAGGCCGGCTGGAACCTGCTTTGCGCTATGCCTGGCCATCCGTTCTTTCAGCGCAACAGCATGACGCTTTTGCCGGTTATGGCGCTGCAATATGCCAAGTGGAAAGCCAGCGACGATGCCGAGCGGGCAAAGGAGCATGGCCCCGTCGCGTTTGTCTGGCGCGCTGGCTATTACGACATGGTGATGTTGTGTGTGCAGATTGAACACGGCACGCAGACGGCGCTGGAGATTGGGCAGTCTGTCATGGCGCTCTACGGCGAAACATATGAAAACTACATGCTGGAAATGAACAATGCCTGATCCTACTGGCGGCCTTTTGACGGCTGGGCTTGTTATCGGCGGCAGCGCGCTTTCAAGCGGTGCGCAGTCACGCGCTGCACGGCAGGCGGGGCAGGCGCAAGAAAACGCCGCCGGCATGGCCATTGAAGAACAGCGCGCCGCGCGTGAACAGATGCGCCAGTTGCTTGCGCCGTATTCTGAGGCTGGCATTCCTGCATTGCAGGGGCTTATGGACTTGGCCGGGCTTGGCACAGAACAGAACCAGATGCAGGCGTTCCAGCAGCAAGAGCAAAGCCCGCTATTCCAAGGGCTGTTGCAGCAAGGCGAAAACGCCATTTTGCAGAATGCCAGCGCGACAGGCGGCCTTCGTGGCGGCAACGTGCAAGGTGCGCTTGGCCAGTTTCGACCAGCTTTGCTCAACCAATTCATTGAGCAGCAGTATGGCCGGCTTGGTGGGATTGCCAGCGTTGGGCAGAACGCTGCGGCAGGCGTCGGAAACGCGGGCATTAACACGGCCAATCAAATCAGTCAGCAATTTGGCAATATCGGCGCAGCGCAAGCAGGCACGGCGCTGGGCGTCGGTCGTGCGCAGGCGAATATGTTCAACATGCCGGCCAATCTGCTTGGCACGTTCCTTGGCGCAGGCGGCAAGTTCTAATGGGGCCGTTCGATTACAGCCTTAACGTTCAACGTCCAGACGAGGCGTTTGCGGCTGGCCTTCAGGGCGGTAACGCTATCCTTGCAGCGCAAACCGAACGCGCCAAAATGGAAGCGGCAATAGCCGAAAAGCAGGCGCAACAGCAGATATTGGGCCTTGTGAACACCGAACTGCAAGGCGTGATGGGCAGCAACGACCCGCTTGCCTATGTAGCCGCACAGCGGCGCGTGCTGGAAAAAGGTGGGGCAAAGGCCGCCGAATTGTTCACCGGCCAATACAAGACGTTTGACGACAGCACGAAAAATGCCGCTTTTGATGCTGGCCAGCGCGCGTTTGCGCTTGCGACAACCGGCGATGCCATGGGCGCAAAGCGTTCCCTTGAGCAAAGCGCCGACGCATTTGAACGCGTTAATCCGGTAATGGCCAAGGCGCTGCGTGACGCTGCAACGCGCATGGAAGCCAACCCCGAACAAGCTAAGACCACGCTTGGCATGTTGCTTGCGGCGAACGATCCCGACAAGTTTAAGAAGTTTGGCGAGGCTGCGGGGCTAGGCAGTCAGGGCGATACGCCGTTCATCAAGGAATTGATTGCGGAAGGTCTGCAACCTGGCTCGCCTGAATTTACGGCGGCGCTCAAGGCTAAGCGCGACAAAGACCCATTCATTTCTGTGCCGGGCGTCGGGCTGTTTTTGCGCAAAGATGTGGAAGCCGCAGCGGGTGGCGACGTAGCTCCGTCAATCCCTGAGCGCGCTATTCGTTTTCTCCGTGCTAATCCGGCTACCCGCGCTGCATTTGATGAAGAGTATGGCGCTGGCAGTGCGGCGCGAATTTTGGGCGGCTGACAATGGCAGAAAACCCCTACGCGCAATTCCGCGCCGATGTGAAGCCGGTTGCGGCGGCGCGGTTGCGCCCGCTGATTGGCGCGCAAGCTGCGCCCGTGTCGCCTGCTGAGGAAGCGCGGTTAGGAATTGCGTTGCGCGGTGAAGAGCGCGCAGCCGCGCAATCGACGTGGCGAACAATGACGCCGCAAGAGGTTTCTGAGGCAGGATTGCAGCCTAGCCAAACTTATCAGATTAACGCTGCTGGCAAAATTGAAGCTATCGGCAGTGGCAACAAGACGCCACCCAAGAACGCCGCGTTTAATCTGTTGCAAGCGGCTGGTGTTGACCCGACAACCGGGGCCGATCCTGTTGCTGATCTTATCAAAGGTTCGACAAGCGGCGCAGTAGAAGCGTTTTTTGCCAACCGCTATGGCGACATTGCCGGCGAAGCAACGCCGGGGATGCAAAACATTTCACGGCTTAAAACCATTGTCAGTGATATGACATTGCAGCTTACGGGCGGGAGCCTTGGCGCTGGCGTGTCCAATGCTGACGTTGCGTTTTTAAAAGAGCGCGTGGGCAATTTGGCCGATCCTGATACGCCGGCTAACGCGCGATTGGCTGCGTGGCAGGAAGTGAAAAACCGCCTTGCGCGTGTTGCAGGCGTGACGCTGCCGGGCGCGGGTGTAACTGTTACGTTGCCCAACGGCTCGATTGCAACATTCCCTAACAAGACGGCGGCAGAGATGTTCAAGCGTAAGGCTGGCATTCGGTAATGGCAACGAATTACGAAGCCTTGGCCAAAGAGTTTGGCGGCACTGTGCAGCCGGCCAATGATGCTGGCGGTATGGGAACGGATGCGGCTGGGCGTCCGGTGCTGCGTGTCAACATTCCGCGTCCTAAGCCTGCTGAAGAGGTCGATTATTCTGCGCTTGCATCGCAATTTGGCGGCGCTGTGCAACCCGTGCAAACGGTTGACGTGCCTCCTAGCGAATTTGCTGAAGACGAAACAACGGCTGGGGGCGTGTTCGGCGCGACTACGCGCGGTCTTGCACCTGCATTGGCCGGCGCTGGGCTTGGCGGCATGGTGGCTGGGCCTCCAGGCGCTCTTGCGGGCGCTGCTACGGCTACGCTTGCGCCGTTGATTTTTGATCCGATTGTCACAGGCGTCAACCGTTTGCTTGGCACTGAATTTTCCACGCCAACGGAGGCAATGGAAAACTTGTTTGCGTCTATTGGGGTTCCTGAAGCCAAAACGGCGGCTGAGCGCATTATTCAATCAACAGCAACGGCAGCGGGTGGCGCGGCGGGCGGCATGGGGCTTGGCCGCATGTTGGCGCAAGGCGCGGCTGCCGTGCCAACTGTGACGCAAGGTGTCGGGGCGGCGCTGGCTGCGCAACCTACGGCGCAGTTGGTTGGGGCGGGCGCTGCGGGCGCTGCTGGGCAGATGGTTGCGGAAGTTGGTGGCGATCCTGCCGCGCAAATTGTTGCTTCTGTGCTGGCGGGCATTGTGACGCCGGTTGCGGGTGAGGCGGCATTGCAGGCGCTGGGCACGTCATTCCGTCGCCTTGGCCGTGGTTATGTGGAAGAAGCGGCGGCGCGTCTGCTGCAGGAAAGCACGCTTAACAATCCTGCCGATGTGGCGCAGCGCATTGAGGTGGCATTGACCGGGCCTAATCCGGCTGGTGTTATGCCAACAACGGCAGAGGTTGCGGGCGATATTGGGCTGTCTGGCCTAACGCGCTCGTTGCAGTCTGGCGTGCAATCCGGCGCGCAAATTTCGGACAGGCTGGCAAGCAATGCGCAACAGCGGCAGTTGGCGGCTAATCGCGCGCTTGGCGCTGGCGACGTTACGCAACTGCCGGCATTGGCAGCGCAAACGGCTGCAAGCAATGCGCGCATGATTGGTGCGCAACGTGCAGCGGTTGGCGCATTGGAGCCGCCAGAGGTTGCGGGGACGCAAGCGCGGGCCGTGCTTGGTGAAGCTGAGCGTGCCGCTAAGGCGCGTGCGTCTGCATTGTATGATATTCCTGGCGGTGAAGAGATTGTGCAAGTCGGGCCGGTGGAATTTGATTTGCCGGCTGTGTCTATGCCGTCGCAAAACGACGTGGGCCGATTTGCGCAAGGAGTGCGCGAAACACTGGCTGATCGTGTGCCTGATGCTGATGCTGCTGCAATGCGGGCGCAAGGTGGGTCGCTGTTGGGGCTGTTGCGTTCCGAAGGCGTAAACCCGCAAAGCCCGCTTGGCCGTGATTTGATCCGCATGGGGTATGGGCCGCAACAGTTGCCGGGGCTTTTCCGTAACAACGCAAGCCCGCGCGCTGAATTGGACAAGACAATTCAAACGGCGCGGGAGCGCGGGCTTATCCCTGCTGCGCCTGCCAATGCGCCTGATACGTTTGGCGCAAACGATTTTCTAGATACGCTGCTGGCGGATTTGGGGGCGGCGGGCCGTGGCGGCACAGGCCGGCGCGCAATGAATGTTGACGCGCAAGTGGCGCGTGCTGAAACGCAAGCGCGCCAGCAAAACCAAGATTATGTGCGGCAGATGCTTGATGAGCGCGGCCTAGATATTGAGCGCATGAACGCCGACGATTGGGACGCGCTTTACCGTGATGTTAACAGCTTGCCGCCGCGTCCGGTTACGCAAAACGATGTGGAATATTTGCAACAGCGTGCCGATGATGCTGATCGCGTGCGGGTGTTGTCACCGTTTCAGTCGTCGCTTTTGGACATTATGCGCGATTATTTCCCGGCAGGTTTGCCGCCGCAAAGTGGCGTGGCAAGTTTGATTGGGCAACTGGTTAAGGCTGACGTTTTGGAAACGCGCCAAGTTGAGCGGATTATCAGTGACCTTCGCCGTCAATCGGGCAGGCTTAAAGGCAGTGATAACATTTCCGCTGGGCTGGCAAAGTCTGCGGCTAATGCGGCTGAAGGCTTTTTGTCTGCGCAAGCTGGGCCGGCTCGTATGAAGGCAATGCGGCGAGCGCGCCAAGGTTATCGGGAATACGCTACAACGTTCCGCAACAATGAAGTTGGGCGAGCGCTGGCAACGGATAACTTTGGCAATCCGCGCTTAGATGAGGCGCGAGTTCCGGGCACGCTTGTGCCGGCTGGGGCGACGGGTGCCGGTGCTGCGCAACGTTTGCAAGGCGCAATAGGGGCTGATGAGGCAGAAGGCATTGCGCGCGGCCAACTGCGGCGCGAGCTTGAGGCGGCTGGTAACAATCCGCAGCGCATTGAAGGCGTGCTGACAAAATATCAAGACACGCTGCGCGCATATCCTGCCGCGCGTTCTGATGTTGACGCGGTTCGCCAAGTCGCGGCCTTGAACGAGCAATTCATGTCGTCGCCGTTGCGGCAAGTTGCTGAAGCCGGCGATGCCGTGCAGGCTGTTTCTACGCTGTTGCGCAAAAAAGATGGCGCGCGTGATTTTCGCCGTCTGGTTGGCCAGGTTCGGCCTAACCGTGAAGCGGCGGCGGGGCTGCGTCGGGCTATTGGCAATTACATTGAAGAGGCGTCTGCGGGCGGATTTGACGCAAACGGCGTGCAATTGGTGCGCAATGCCGAATTGGAAAAGGCGCTTGTCAATGTGCTGAGCAAAACAGAGGGCACTAACCTTTTGTCGCGTGAACAGCGTTCTGCGCTGCTCAATCTCCGTATGCAAGCTAAGCGAGTGCAGGCGGCGGCTACAAACAATCGCGCGCCGGGAAGTGACAGCGTGCGCAACGCCGAAACTTGGGGCCGTCTTGCCAGCGTGGTGTTGCAAGGTATCGGTGCGTCTAAGCTGGGCGCAATGAATACGGTGCTAGATGCAACTGCGGCGGTTCTTGGCCGCGCGTCTGCTGTGCGCGATTTGACGGTGCAGGCTATGCTTGATCCAGCGTTGGCGGCTGACTTGTTGCGCAAGCCTACGCCGCGCCGTCTTGATGCTGTTGGCGCTCGTATGCGGGCCTATGCTATTGGAGCGCAGCCGGCTATTGTTCAAACGGACAGGGAGCAACCGCAATGAGCCTACCCATCACCCCACCGTTTTCCGTATTCACCGGACTTGACGGCGAACCAATCGACGGCGGCCTGATTTACGTTGGCGTGGCCAATCTTGATCCCGTCACCAATCCGGTAGCCATCTATTACGATGACGCCTTGACCCTGCCAGCGCCTAATCCCGCCACGGTCAATGCGGGTTATCCGGTTTACGCGGGTGCGCCGTCGCGGCTCTACACGGCTGGCACGGCTGCATCTGTGACCGTCAAGGATGCGCAAGGCGTCTTGGTGTTCAGCGCGCCCAGCCTTAACGCAGCAGGCAGCGTAACGAGCGTTGCAGCAAGCGGTGGCACGACCGGCTTTGCGTTTACCGGCGGCCCCATCACGGGCGCTGGCACGCTGACCTTGACCGTATCGAACGCCGCCACCGCGCGTTCTGCCATCACCGCAGCGGCATCAGGCGCAAACACTGACATTACGTCGCTAGAGCAAGACGTGGCCATTGTCGAAACCGGCACGGCGGCGGCCAATTCGATTGGCTTTCGCGGGCTGCCTGTGGTTGTTTCAACGGGCGGCACGCTGCAATTGAGCGACGCAGGCAAGACCGTTTACACCAGCGGCAACATCACTATTCCGGCTAACGCAAGCATTGCGTTTCCGATTGGCACGGCGATTGAGATCAGCAACAGCACCAACGCCACGATTACCATCAGCATTACGTCCGACACGCTGCGGCAGTCTGGCACCACAAACACCGGCACTCGCACGCTCGCTGTGTATGGTGATTGCGTCATCAAGAAGCGCACGGCAACCGTGTGGTATATTGCAGGCCAGGTGACGTGACGGGCATCCTTGCAGCGGTTGGCAATAGCTACGGCGGCACCGGAGGCGGTGGCAGCGTTGAGCTTGTTGCCGTCACGCAAGAGGGCGAGGTTGCGTCCGACTTCAATAACTCCGGCTGGACGTTCAACGACAACACTTGCACGGCATCCGGCGGCACCCCGCCTTACACTTATGCGTGGTCGTGGACAGGCACCAGCGGCGGTTCATTTGGTTTCTTTGGCAGCACGACTAACCCGACATGCACGCCGCTTGTGACGGGCGTTGCCTTTGGCGGCTTTGCGCAAGGCACGCTGATTTGCACTGTGACAGATAGCGCGCTGGCGGTTGATGCATCGCCGGGTGCAGTGTATTCCTATGACAACTTTGGGCTGTAAGGAGACGACACGTGGCGAAGTGGGAACAAGACACAGCCGAGCGCATTGCCGCTTCGCTGCACAATCTAGAAACACTGGCCAAGGCGCATGACGTGTGCAAGCCGGTAATGCTGGCCATTGCACGGCATCACAAGACGCTGCATGACGCCGCGTGCGAACATGCCGAAACGCTCGGTATTGAAGTTGGGCCTCTCTCTGGCGGCACTCCCAAAGAATTGCCGTAACGTGTTCGTGCAGACGGTTTTTGCGATAGGCCTTTTGGTCGGGAGCCTACTTGCAGTCCGGCACGGCTGCCCGTTGTTGTTGCGTAGCGCGTTAGTGTTGGCGGCCAATTTCATTGCTTGCAATCTATCTGTGATAGCGGCTGATGACGTTGCCCCGGTTGCGTGGTTCATGTTTTTTGACGTGGCCAGCGCAATTGTGCTGCTGTGGCAACCAACGGGGCGCACGCCGGCCATTCTGGCGCGCGTCTATTTTGTGCAGTTGGGGCTGCATTATGCGCATTGGGCGTCCGGATCAGTGGACACCTGGGGCTATCTAACGATGTTGACGGTCGGCGGGGGCCTTCAAATCGCTTTCCTTTTGCTGGGAGCGATTAATGGAGACGGACGCAAAATACGCGGTCGGCGCGATAGTGGCAGCAATAATGGCTTGGCTGTGGCGGGCATCGGGCCGCGCCTTGAAACGGGGGCAGACTGATGCAGATGCCGCCGATTGACAAGCAGAACATCAGCCTTACCAGCGCCGCTATCCTTATAGTGTCAGTGTTTGGTATTGGTGCAGGGTGGACGGCACATGAAAGCCGGCTCGCCAAACTTGAGGAACACCGCTCGGAAAGCAAGGCGCTGCTAACCGCCATCTGCCGCAAGCTCAACTGCGACGGCGAAGGTATGCGCCAAGGTGTAAGCCAATGACGTTTGCTGCTAGCGTCCTATTCTCCATGGGCGTGGCATGCTTGGCGACTTGGCTAATCACAAGGGGTAAATCATGAAACTATCCGCCCGCGATGAAACGCGCCTGCAAGGGGTGCATCCTGACTTGGTGCGCGTGGTGCGCCGCGCCGCTGCGGACACCGATTTGCCGTTCACCGTGCTAGAAGGCGTGCGAACGCTTGCCCGTCAAAAGCAGCTTGTGGCAGCAAAGGCCAGCAAGACGATGCGCAGCCGTCACCTTACCGGCCACGCGGTTGACCTTGCGCCGCTGCTTGACCTTGACCGTGACGGCGTGATTGAGACAACCGAAATGTTTGATTGGCCGCTTACGCATCGGCTGGCCAAGATTATCAAGGCCGCTGCGGCTGCGGAAGGCGTGGCGCTTGAATGGGGCGGCGATTGGCGCACGTTCAAGGACGGGCCGCATTGGCAGTTGCCGTGGGCGAGTTATCCGTAATGGCATTTTTCCGCGACATTCTCACCGGCACTTCCAACATGGAATATGAGATTAGCCGCGTGCTGTCTCTTGCTGCGGTGGCGTCGTATATCGTTTATTCCGGCTTTCACCTGTTCCACAACAAGACGTTTGACCCGCTGAATTACGGTGGCGGGTTTGGCGCTATCTTGCTGGCGTCGGGGTTTGGCACGGCAGCAAAAGACCGCGCAAAGAACGAAGCGGATAAAGGGCCAACGCCATGATTGCCTGCGCCGCCATCGCCGCCGCGCTTCTCACCGGCAGCGTCACGACCGGCAACATAGTTTGCCCTGACCGCGTGCTTATCCGCAACCTTCCCGCGCGCTCAACAGGCGTCACGCTGACCGCAGTTGGCGCAACCTTTGCCGATGGCATCACCGTCTTGAACAGCCACGGGCTGACCATCATCGGCGGCACCTATGGCACGCCGGCCAAGGACACCAGCGTTACCTATGCCATTCAGGCGTCCGGCGTGACGGACTTCAGCATCGCCAACGCGCGCTTCTATGCCGGGCCGGGCGGCAATCGTGGCGGCGTGCAGATCAGGAACGGCGTGCGCGTGACCGTGCGCGACAGCTATTTCGAGGGGCATCGCACCGGCCTGATGGGCTATGAGGTGACGGACGCGCTGTTTGCCCGCAATACGTTCCGCAAAGCCACCAGCGACGGCATCAACATGGTCGGCAGCCATCGCTTCATCATCGCCGGCAATGACTTCTTTTGGTCAACGCGCGTTGGCAGCGCGCACCCTGATGGCATCCAGTTGTGGAGCCTGAAGGACAAGCCCACCCAATCGGACGGCTGGATTGTCAACAACAAGATGGTTGGCATGATGCAGGGCATCTTGTCGAGCGACCCTAAGACCGAACCGGGCAGCGGCATCCGGCTGCACTTCCACGGCAACTATGCGGCGGTGATCTTCTCGCACACCATCACAGGCGGGCTGCTGCGTGACAGCGTGGCCACCGACAATGTGCTGAGCAGCTATCCCGGCGCGTTCTTTGGTGATCTGGGCGGCTCGCTGAAGGGCTTTGAAGCCTCGCGCGGCAACACGCAGGCGCGCAACGTGCGCTACAATGGCAAGGTAACGCTGCCCCCGCGCGTCTATTGGTGGGGCGATATTCCGATTGCAGGCAAGGTGGGCAGCCAGTTCGACAGCCGGTCGCATATGCTTGGCAATACGGTGCAGCCATGAAAAAGGGCCCTGCACGAATTCCGTTGATATTGTTAGATAATCAGCAGCTTTTGCCTCAAAAACGGGCATTAGGGGCCCGCAAGGAATTCCCCACATGATACCGCTTTGGGCAATCCGTCTTGCACCATACGCCGGCGGCGTGCTGCTGGCCGTGGGTGCGTATTTTTGGGCGCATGAACGCGGCGTTCAAGAGGAACGCGCCACATGGCAAGCCGCCCGCGCTGAGCTTCTGCAACTGCGCACCGAACGCGGGCAGTGGGAGGCCGACAAGCTGGCCAAGAAGTCCGACCACATCCCCAAAATAGGCGTTAAGGAGACCGTGCGTGTCGAAACCCATTGGCGTGACCGCCCTGTGCGCGACTGCTTTGATGCTGACCTCGTGCGGTCTCTTGAAGAAGCCCGCGCGACTGTCCGACAATCCGCCGCCGCCAGCACAAGCGACCGTTGAGTGCGCACCGGCTCCAATGCTGCCGCTGCCTGCTACGGATAAGGCGCTGGCAGCCTGGGTTATTCAAAGCGAGGTTGCGCTGGCGTTGTGCGAGGCGAAGCGGGCGGCTCTTGTGGCGGCGTGGCCGCGTTAGGATAGGTGCCACGCGATTAGCACGGCTGCCGTGCAAAAGCCCAAGCCGAACCACAGAACCGGGCGCGGATAGTCGAACGGCCCCATCACATTTCTCCCGTAAACTCTGGCACCAACCGCACAGCGCCCCATTCGTCGCGCACCATGAACATCGGCCCGTCCAGGCTCATCGGCGCGTCTGTGATACGCGTGGTGGACGTGCATGTTACTCTTGTGGCGGCGTGGCCGCGCGATTAGCTTTTCGCATCTTTGCCAACCATGCGCGGCGTTCGTGGCGGTTGCCTTGGAAGCCTTCATTGCCGAACAGGATGACCGGCTGTGATGCGTCAAACGGGCCGCCGTTGATAGGGAACGGGCCGTTGCCGGTGTCTATGAGCGTCTCTGACTTTGGAGACGGCTGCGGCTCCCATGTGAATGAGTGCATAGACTGGCCGGTGATGATCGGCGGATTGTGTGCGCCGGCTTTCTGCAAATCTTGACTATCTTTCTGCAAATGTGCGCCGGCTGCGATGGCGTCTTGTGCAATCTTGTGGTCTGCTTTCCACATGGCCTCGTTGGCGGCGACATAGCGTGTCAGGCGCGCAACCTCTGCCACCGCCGCATCACGTTCGGCAGTGAGTGCGGCGAACAAGTCAGCACGGACATATTTGACCGGCTCGCTGTCCTCATCGTTGTCGGGCCAAACCTTGTCTTGGCACCATTGCCGACCTTCATGCGGGTCAGCATCAACGGCGGCTTGAAGCCAAATGCGTTCGGGATCGGGGGCGTTCATAGCGGGACCTTTCTGTTGCGGATGGCGGCGGCTGGATTGCCGGCATCAGTCATGCCGCGCCCTAGCACAACATCCATTGCGTGAACCCGCATCGCAGCTTCTGCCACCTTCGCCGCCTCCTCCATCGCCAGCGGCCAGAGTGCAGTGATGGCGGCTTGTGCGTGGCGCAATTCAGCAAGCGTTGGCTTGTCAGCCGCTACGATAGCCTCCGCTTCCGCCATGTCCCATCCACGGTGTTCCATATCGGCGAGGCGCATTGCCCGCGCCACTTTCTCGCGCATGTCAGTCATTTGGTTTGCTCCTGGATGATCTGGCGGACTGCGAGGCCGAGCGGGGTGAGGCACATTTTGGGCAATGCGTCGCGTTCAGTCGGCTGATATTCCAGCAAACCTAACCGGAAAAGATTGACGCGAACCTGCCCGTTGATATGGGGATAAGCCAGTCCAAACGGCGGGTCGGGCATTATGGTCAACGCCTCCCACTGCTTTTCAGTCAACTTGGCAGCAATCTCTTGCGCGTTCATGATGCGTCACTCTCGTTAACGGCGTCTGCGACCTTGGCCAGCAATTCCGGCACGTGCATCTGATAGCCGATGAACGGCAGCGCCTCTTTCAGCAGCGCCCGCAACCGCGCGTTCTCTGCCGCCAGCACCGCCACCCTTTCGGCATTGGCGGCCACCTCTGCGTCACGTGCAGCATGGCCGGCGCGGTAGGCTTCTGCGCGATCCATCGTGCGGTTGTGGCCGTGATGTGGCGCTGCCGTTTCCCGCGCCCACAGCATCGCTTCATCAGGCGTTGTCATGGCTGTTGCTCCTGTCCCATAATGCCGTGATGCGCCTCGCACGCTGCCCATGAGGCTTGCCATACTAGATCAAGCTTCACGCAAGCATCTGGCCGCCGCGCCCATTCGGTATAAGCCGCCTCCCACGGCGGACGCTTCACCGGCACCTCCACGCCCAGTTCCTTGCACAGGTGTTCGGCAATCGCTGCCGGGCCGTCCAGATGCTCAGGAAGGCGCTCAACGGCTGCGAGGATGGCAGCGTGGGTGATGGGATGCTGCACTTCGCTATCGCGGACACGTTCGCGCACCACGTTGATGGGCTGCGGGGTGGGTGCGGCGGGGATGAGGGGCGGAAAGCAATCGCCGGTTCCGTCTGCTCTGAAATACCACCATCCGCAGAGGTGTGTTTGAAGCCCCGTGTCAGAAATAGGCGGGCTGTCAAACGTTACAGCAATGTCGCCGTCCTTGTAACGCCGCGCCCGCACCACCTTCGCCCCGCACGGCAGCGTGCAGCCGATAGCGGTTTCTGGCGTGAGCCAAGTGGTCGTCATGTTCGGTAAATCCATATCGCTTGCATGCGCTGCACGGATGGCGTCTGCTGTGTTGTTGGCCATGTCGTTTCTCCCAATGACGCACGCAGTAAACCGCATCAAAGCGGCACGGTCAAGCCTGAAAGCGCATCCGCCAAACTTTTTCGCCCATCATCCGCCACCGGCTGCGCCACCACATCACGCGGCTGGCGGTTGCGTTCCTTGCGTCTGATCGCCTTGGCCGGCTTCACCCGCTGCGCACCCATGCCCCATAATGTGTGTCGTATATCCTGCGCATGATTGCGTGGGCCGCTGTTATCGCTTGGCGACATGGGGTAGACCACACGTCTGCTCTTGCCATCGTAGGATAGCATCAGCACGCGATGGCGTGTCGTTTGCCCGCGTTCCCATGATACGCCAGGCCACAGCGCAAGCTCGGCATTGGCAAACGTGTCGTAATCATCAGCCATTGGACGGCGGCTCTGGCCACGGCATCCAGTGCGTTGCAGTCAGATGGCCGTAAACCGCATAGCCATCTTCATCGTAATCAATACGGCCATGTATTTCAAATGCGCCATCTTCGTTGATGCGACAATCAGGCTCCCACCACCCCTTGCCATCTGGAGTGTTGTCGCGTTTTACCCATGCCTGAAACGGTTCGCCGCTATCAGGCGCAGTGCTAATATCTCTCCACATCACCAACCTCCCATCATCACAAACAACATCACCGGCCCACCCACAAGCAGCGCCAGAATGGCCCAGCCCAGCATGAAGCTGGCATTGTCGCGTGGTTCGTTGTGCATCAGCCGTTGCTTTCCTTGATTGCGTCAATGGCAGCGCGCAAAAAGCCGTCGCGCTCATCCCACTCAAACACGCCATCGCCTTCCGGTCTAGCCTCATAGACAGTATCGCCGCGACAATCTTCGGCCCTGAAATAGCCATGACGTAGCCTAAGATAGCCCACCTTGTGGCCGCGTCCATCGTAAGCGTCGTATTGCTCTGGGCAGGCATCGCAAGTTTTAACCAGCGCGATGCCGCGATGCACAAAATCTGGATTTAGTGCCGTCATGTTCAATCCTCCCTTGTCCAAACAACGCCGTTAGCGTCGCCCCATTGCGTGATAAACGTGATGAGATCAGCCATCTCGCCAACCGTCATTTTGCTGCTGCGGAAGCCCATGGGAAACGGGCGACCGTCTAGCCCCATCTCGAACACCTGTTCATGCCCGCACGCTTGCATAAACAGCGCCTTCCACACGTCTGGAGTTGCAGCACGGCCACCAGGACGCGCCTTGGCAACATCGGTCAGCATCGCCCACAGCTTTGCGTTTTGTTCATCGCTGCGGTTGCGTGGCTTGATGACGGCCATCCAATCGGCGGGCGCTTTCTGCACAAGCGAGATAGCGCGCGCGCGGTTGCGGTCGCTGGAAAGGCTAACGTGATAGGTCACGCGCGAGCGTTCCACGCATTTACAGCGGTTTCAGCAGAGCCGCGCGCTCTGACTTCGCCGGGGCAAGCGCCACCAATACCGGTGTGCTTTCCTTCAATGTGATACCATGTGCGCCGGCCAAACGTAGGGTCGTGGCCTTCACGTTCAACAAGTTTCACATCGCACCCGCAAAAGGGGCATGGCTTAAGCTCACTCATGTTCATCTCCCTCTATGCTATACCCAGCCTCACGCGCAGCCCGCTGCAATGACGGCGACTGGCGGGCAAGGTCTTTGGCAAGCTGTAGCGCGTCAACGCCATACTTTGCCTCAAATCTTGCCCAGCCCAGCACGTCCGTCTGTTCGCGGTGTGCCTCTGCACAGCCCGGCACGGTGTAGTAATCCGGCACCTTAAGCCCCACGCCCTTGCCGCCAGCGTAATCGACGTGCATCGCTTGCACCTTGCCGTTGCATACGTGGCCGGCTTTGCCTTCAATTAGGCAGCAAAAGCCGCGCACGAATTGCAAATGCGCCGGAAAGCGTTTGCCGTCATTCTGGCGTCCGCTGTTTTTATGGCGACGAGCGAGGGGCATCAGGCAAATGCCACCAAGACATTAAACAGCGCCACAATAAAGGTAAAACGCCGCAAGCCTACGCTTTTTTCATTCCACGCAATCGCAAGGCACAAGATGCCTAGCACCAAGCTAATGACATGCGGCGTTTTCATTAAATCACCCACTTACTTGCGCCCGGCTCACGGCCAAGCATGGTAACGAAAGGCGGAACCTCATCATCAAGGTCATCAAGCGGCGCACGTCGCGGGCTGCCACCATTGCCACGCTGCGGCGCTGCATTATCGCGCGGCTCCATCAGCAGCACCCGCGTTTCAAGCTGGCCCTTGTCGTTCATCGTTGGCAGCGGCAGGCTGTCAAACACAAGGCTGATCTTGCCGCCGTCGCCTTCCCATGCGGTGCCGATGCGATGCCAAAATGTCTTGCCGTTTGAACCGGGGCGCGGCGTCATCATGTCTTTACGTGTTGCCATTGTCTTTCTCCTTAACCTGCCGAAATTGGCGTTTGGTGATTGCCGCCGCCAATCAGCGCGTAAACATCATCGAACTTGCCCATCAGCTTTTCGTGCATGTCCTGATTGTGCAGATGCAGCCGGTGCAGCGCGGTGGCGTTAGACTGCCGCCAGAGGTTGAGCTTGGCCGGGTCGCCTTCGCCTTCCATTGCGGCAAGTTCCTTCCAACGGTCAGTTGCCCACGCTTTCCACTTGGCGGCTTCATCTTCAGCACCGCCAGGCTCATCAGCAGCGGGTTTGGCTTGCGGCTTTGGCTTTGACGCCGCGTCGCCATCGTCATCCTCTGGCGCAACGCCAAACGCCGTTTGCAGGCTGTAGCGGCGAGCATAGGTGATGGCGCTGCCGTAGCCTTGGGCATCCTGCTTGCTGGCAGGCACAAACAGCACGCCACACGAGACTTCCTCGCCGCTGGCGTGACAGATCAGCGTTTCCACAGCGACGCCGCCTTGTGCGTCATGGAACGCTTGCCGGAACCAAAGCTGATGCTTCACAAGCGCCGGCTTGATGGCATCGACAACCGCGCCAAGGTCAGCATACTTGCTCTTAAAATGCGGGTTGTTGCTGTCTTTCGTAGCGCCCTCGATCTCAGGGAACGCCTTAGCCATTGCCGCAAACAGCGCAGCGCGTGGATTGCTTGCCGTCATGCCACACCTCCCACCACAACCGGCGTAAACCGCAGCGGCTTCATGCTCTGCTGTTCATGCGCCATGGCAGCAGCATTGGCCAGCGTATCAGACACGCCCATGAACGAATTGGCCGGATCACCAAACTTGCCAAGCGTGACGGAAAAGCGATGTGGTTCCAGCGCGGGGCAGTTGATGCCGATGTGCTTGGCGTCATCTGGCCAGCCGTGTTGTGCAATAGCAGCGTCTATGGCTGCGTAGAGGGGGTGTGTCATTTGGTTTCTCCCTTGGTGCGTTCGGCAAGCATGGCATCGGCAAGAGCGTAGGCCATGACAGCGGCGTTCTCGACAAGATCAGGCGTCGGGCAGTCTGCGAGCGTCGCCAACGCCTGCCCAGCAAACCAATCGCGCAAGGTCATTTGCGGCACAGGCGATTGCAAATGAAAGTCGCTCATCACAGCGCACTCCGATAAGCCCGCACAGCAACCACAAAAGCACGGCCATGACGGACGGTGAACGATGTGCAGCGCCGCCAGACATAGCGCGCAACTGCGGTGAACGTGGTGGCAGGCGGGCGGTCAACAAGCGCGGCGTTTGCGGCGATAAGGGCGGATAGGGTGAAGGTCATGCCACACCTCGCGCCGCCAGAACGGCGTTCAATGCGTTGCACAGTTCTGGCCAGGCGTTGTGCATAGCGGCAATGGCTTCAGCATCTTCGCGCGAAGTCGCGCCGTTGCACTGAGACGCGCGGACGTTATCGGTGCAGACACACCAATCGTCTTTTTCGTCGCTGCCGGTGGTGATGATCGTGCCAACCGGCCAATCTTCGCCAAACTGGCTCAGCGGCGCGGCCTTCCACGGCACCCAATGCTTCAAGGCATAGTGCGCCTCTGACATGGCCTGCATCTTGCGAACGATGCCGGCAAGGCGCTGCCAATCGTCGTTAAGCGGCAACTCGCTCATCAGATCATGCTCCCAATCTGCGCCAGCACGATGCCAGCGGTGAGGGTGACAGCCACGCGCCAGAAACGCGGATGGCAGGCGATGGCGGCGCGCGACGTGGGCCAGAAACCCGGCTCAGGGCGCGGGTCGATCAGCGCGGCGCGGCTGTCGCGCTCCTGCTGACTGAACACGACCTGCCAACCGCGCGGGCGGGTGAACGGCTCGCGCCAGGTTGCGTCGGTGACGATGTAGCGGCTCATGACAGCGCCATCCACAAGTTGAGCACGCAAAATGCAGCGTTACCTGCGGCTAAAGCCGGCCTGCCGGCCACAATGCAGGCAAGAGTTGCGCCAAGCGAAAACCCAGCGCAAAACATGCTAATCATATCGGCGCTCACAGCGACACCATCACATCGCCAGCGCGCTTGCCCAGCAGATTGACCGGCTGTGACGGTGCCAGCAGCGTTTGCAGATACGTGATAGCGGCTTGCGGATTGCCTACATAATCGCTCAGCAAGCCTTCAAACGCATCAGCCGACACGTGCCATTCAAATGCATTGCCATCAACGCAAACCTGATTGGCAACTTCGTCATTCAGGTGGGAAGCGGCTTCGCTGTAGGCGTAGTGACCCAGCAGCGCCAACAAGGCAGCGCCAGCGCGGGCACGTTCCGACACGTCAAAACGTGGCGTGCGCGGGCCTTCATCATTGCCAGCGTTGGCGCGCTCGTATGCGGCCTGCAATCTGGCGGCGTGTGCGTAATCGTCGATCATCATTCCGCCTCCCCAGTTTCAAGAATTGCTTCAAGGGCATTGGCCGCGCCAAAATAAGGCATCTTGCCGTCTGCCATCGGCGCATCGCCGCAAACAAACATCACATGGCGGCAATGATCTGCGGCAAGCTGAGCGTTCGGAAACGTCGCTTCGCCATAGCCATCAATGTCCACAATAATGCTTGCGTTGTCAGCGCCAACAAAGAAGGCACCTCTGCCTGTCTTTCCGGTATAAATCTGCATTGTCTTTCTCCCTATGTGCGGATGGCCCTTGCACTCACACCGCCCACTATTCATGCCGCAGCCGCGCGGTATATGCAAGCGCCTTTTTCACATATGCCGCAAAAAATCCGCTTGACTATGCCGCACGCTTGCCGGTTATAAGGGCGCATGACAACGCAAATCATGCCAGACTTTAGCAATCCGCAATGGCTGACCAACGCCATGAACGCGCGTGGCGTGAAGATATTTCAGCTTGCCAATGCATCAGGCGTATCACGCGATCAGATTGAACGTCTGCGCAAGGATGGCACGCGAGCAACGATTAAGACGGCGGTTGCTTTATCGCAGGCGCTGGCGACCCTATAGTATCGGCACGGTTCTCCCGCCGTCGCCGGTCTGGCCGGTTGAGCGTTGAAGGCGTTATGACGCTGGAGCTCCCGGCCAGTATGCCGTTACGCAATTGCGCCTCGTGCCAAGCGCAGTTGTGGGGAGATGGCACAGGGAGAATGACATGCCAGCACTAGGACAACCAAGCCCGCGACGTAGGCCATTGCCGGCTGACTTTGTGGAAGTCGCCGCCACCATGACGTGGCTTGCACTCAAAGAGCATTACCGCTGCGGCGAACGCACTCTGCATCGCTGGATGCTGGAAAGCAACGTATCGCAAACCCGCAAGCGCCGTGAACTGCCCGACAACGTTGCAGAACTGGCCAAGACGATGTGCGTAAGCGAGATTGCCGAAGCCATTGGCTGGAAGCGCAGCACGTTGCGGGAGCGGCTGGCCAAGGAGCAGCCCAAGATTTACGCCATGGCCGTGAACAACGGTTACGACCGCCAGCGCGAAGGGCAGTTGAAAGGCGCGGCAGCCAACAAGCTAAAAGCCGAACGCCATCCCCGCATTGTGGAAAAGCGCAAGCCAGCAGCACGTGGGCCGCGCTACAACTACACGCCCAGCCGTGCAACCGTTGGCACCGAACAGGCCATGCCCAAGACGACCGCTGATTTGGCCGCACGGTTTTTGCAAGGCTATGCACCTTGCTACCCGCGCCGAATTTACGATCCAAAGTTTCCGCATGGTTCAAGCGGCCCGCAATATGACGGCTATATCTTCAAGATGCGGCCAGGCGTGTTGACGGCTGATGAGATTGTTGCCGAAGCCGAAAAGCGCGGCTGGCGCGTTGATAGCTGGGGAGTGGCGGCATGATTGGTTGTTTTATCGCGCTATTGCCGTGGCGTTGGCAGGCTCACATTTTAGCAAGAATGGGGCATAGCGTGCCTTATATTGCCATTACGATAGGCCGGCTCATGAATGAAGCCGAAACAGCTTTGTATGGCGAAGCCCCATGACATACGCCGAACGCCTCAAACTCCGCCGCCGCCAACTCGCCGACAAGCGCAATCCTGCTGCCGTAGCACTGGCACAAATCGCCGCTGCAAAAGCCCGTGAGAAAGACAAACGCGAACGTCCTGCGCGCATGGCTAGGTTGAACGCTTTTCGCCGCGAATTGGGCTTGCCAGAGGTGTCGGTGTGATAACGCTTCCATGGCCAAACGCTGGGCTGTCAGCCAATGCCCGCATTCACCACATGGCACGCCACAAGCTCACACGCAGCCATCGCGTAACAGCCGGCTGGGCCATCAAGACAGCGCCACCCATCATGCTGCCTGCCATTGGGGACATACCCCTACGCATAACGTTCAACCCACCATCACGGCGTATCGACCGCCAGAACATGCCGCATCTGGTTAAGGCGTATGTGGACGGCATAGCGGACGCGCTGGGCATCAACGACAAGCGATTTGCGCCTGAGTATGTGTATGGGGAGCCTGTGCGCGGTGGGCGTGTCACAATCATTGTGGGCAACGTTGTGGACAGCGCCTGAGGCATATTGCACAGCGCCTAAATTTGCGCCATAAAAGGATTTGCGCCGACCCCCGGGCGAAGGGAGCCGGCGCATTGTAATCGCTGATAAGGAGCGACTATGTTTATCAATACACAGGCTTCGTTTCGTTTTCAAGTTGCGGCATATCCGCAGCAATCTTTTTTGCGCTATCGGTTGCAGCAACCGTATCATTACCCAAAGGGTGGCCGCCAGCGCCGGTTAGAGATTATCGCCCGCGTGGCGTTTGAGCACGGCATGACCGTTGCCGATCTGACTGGCCCATGCCGGCGCAAGGAATATGTCCACGCTCGCTGGCAGGCCATGAAAGCCATTCGTGCGCAGTTTCCGAAAGATAGCCTTGCAGAGATTGGCCGGCTATTTAACCGTGACCACACGACCGTCATTCACGCGCTTCGGAGCGCGGCGGAATGACGGACTGGGTTCGCCTTTGGCACGACATGCCGACAGACCCAAAGTGGCGCACGATTGCGCGCAAAAGCGGTCAAAGCATCGGCAACGTGATTGCCGTTTTCACATTTATGATGTGCAACGCCAGCGGGAACGCAGCGGAACGCGGAACGCTTTCAGGGCTGTGCGCTGAGGACATTGCGACCGCGCTTGATGTTGACGAATGCGACGTGCAAGCCATTTTTGATGCGATGCAGGGCCGCGTCGTTGATCAAGACGGCAAATTGACCGGCTGGGAAAAACGTCAACCAAAACGGGAAGATAGCACGGCTGCACAGCGTAAGGCTGCATGGAAAGAGCGCAAGCAGAACGCGCCGGAACGCAGTGGAACGCATCGGAACGCACCAGAGACAGAGACAGAGACAGAGAAGAAGGAGATAGCTAACGCTATCTCTGTTGTGTGTGCAAAGCCGGCTGATGATTTTGATGCGTTTTGGCAGGCATACCCTAAGCGGGTAGGCAAGCAGGCGGCGGCTAAAGCGTTTGCGGCTGCCAAGAAGCGCGGCGCAACGCTGGAGCGCATCATGCAGGGCTTGGGTCGCTACCAATGGCCGCCAGATGCGCAGTTCATTCCGCACCCCACAACATGGCTTAATCAGGGCCGCTACGACGACGAACCAATGGAGACACGCAATGGCAATGGACACATGGAGCGACATAACGGGACGGGCGGTGGCCAATATCGGCCAAGTGCCTCACTCGACTGGATTGAGCGCAACCTCGGACGAGCCGCTGAAGCCGACGAGGGGCCACATGGCTTGCATCGCGGAACTGTCGTTGCGCTTCCCAGCGGCTCGGGACGTTGACGCTCGGCAGTATCAGGCACGGCTTGACTTCCTGGCCAGCGACACCGCCCATCTTGCCGTTCCGCTGCTGCGTGCGGCTTGTGATCGGGTAGCACAGACGGCCAAGGGCCTGCCCTACGCCAGCGAGATTTTGACGGCAGCTACGGCGATTGTGGAGGAACGCCAGCGCGTCAATCCGAACGACCGCCAGACGGTTAACAGCGACGGCGAGTTCATCAATCCGGGTGATGTGGCGATAGGCGACCCCGGCGAGAATGTGGAGCGGTGCAAGGAGCGCAACCGCCAGCTTATGCGCGAAGGCGCAACGTATCGCGTGTTTCCGGTTGGCCGCTACAACGCTGGCCGGGTGCAGGTTGAGGATGACGGCGCGATTGTGCCGACGCACGTTTGCACAAGTGATGGCATGTTCCGCAATCGGCTGGGGCATAAGTCCGGGCTGTGGCCAGTGTGAAAATAATTTGCGGCGGCTGCATTTTCTTGTTGACGGCTGGCATGCGGAGGGGTAAACACTACCTATCAACACGGGGCAGCGCCCCACCGCAAGGGAAAAACAATGGTTAAAGTCCGCATCAGCGCCACGATTGCCGACGAATACATGACCCGCGACATGTATGAGTTTATTGGCAAAGCAGGCACTTACACCTTGACCCTTGAGCAAGCGCAGGAGTTGCGCGACGATGCTATCCACAACGCGCTTGACGTGGACTACATGCCGCCCGGCACCGCCCGCGCTTACTCCGCCTTGGCGTCCAAACTGATTGAGGCAATTGGGCAATGACCCCCGCCGCCGTCAAAGCCGCCCGCCACAAGCTGGGCATGACCCAAGCCGAACTTGCCGCAACCCTACGCCTAGCAGGCGACGGCAAGCGCAGCATCCGTCATTGGGAAAAGGGAACCTATCCGATTAGCGGCCCCGCCAGCGTTGCCATAGAAGCGCTGCTTACCGGCTGGCGCCCAAGTCATTGCATAAACCGCAGTGACGCGGTAATCTGCAAGCAGGGAGAGTGAGCATGAACATGGATTTTCAGGACGGATATTGCGATGGGCTGGCTGGCGCTGGGATGCAAGACCGCTATGACATTTCGTATGAACACTACGACTACGGTTTTCAGCAAGGCAGCCTTGACCGCAAAACCATGCTGACACGCAACGAGCGCCAGCCGCGCTCCACAGAAGGCTTTACAACGCTTGAAGAAGCATTTGCGCAGGGTGTGTTCGGCGACGCGGTAAACGACGACAAGCTAGACGCATTTGCTCTGTGGGCAGAAGGCATGGGAGACGGTGACGCATGACATGGGGCAAAAACCCATCGCCAACGCGCCGTCCTTTTGCCGTTATCGCCAAGGGCAAGCATGATGACGGCACGCGCTGGATTACGTATGAGGTCGATACGTGGGAAGGCGGCAGCGCGGCAGAGGAAACCGGCATGTGGTATCGCCAGCGCCAGACCGTGACAGCAAAGAACGTGCGCGCGTTTGTGTCGCCTAGCGTATCATTCTGGGGCGAATTGCAAAAGGCATTGGCATAATGGGAAGGCCATCACTCAAAACGCCGGAACTGTGCGACGAGATTGAACAGCGCCTAACCAAAGGCGAACCGCTGCTGCAAATTTGCCGTGATGATTGGATGCCGACAGCAAGGGCGGTTTATAATTGGATGGATGCGGACGCGGAGTTTTCTTCACGCATCGCGCGCGCGCGTGAGATTGGCTTTGACGCAATCGCTCTTGAGGCGCTGGCCATTGCTGATGAAACGTCGCACGACACGATAAAGCGGCAGGACGGCAGCGAAGGCGCAAACAGCGAATGGATTAGCCGCAGCAAGTTGCGCGTTGAGACGCGCCTGAAGCTGTTGGCCAAGTGGGACCCCAAACGCTACGGCGACAGCACCACGATTAAGGGCGACGCTGAAAGCCCGCTTGCTGTGGCTGTGCAGCGCATCGAACGCGTGGTGATTGGTGACAACGCTAAGGATTGACACCCCCCGCTGGATGGTGCCGTTTCTCGCGCCAGCACGCTACAAAGGCGCGTTTGGCGGACGTGGTTCAGGCAAGTCGCACGGCTTTGCTGAAATGGTCATCGAAGCGCATGTGATGGATCAACGCCGCCGCACTGTCTGCGTTCGTGAAGTGCAAAAGACGTTGGCGCAATCGGTCAAGCGGTTGCTGGAAATGAAGATCGAGGCGCTTGGCGTTGCCGATTATTTCGAGGTGCAGGAAAGCGTTATCAAGAGCCGTCGCGGTGATGGGTTAATCCTGTTTCAGGGCATGCAGAACCACACTGCCGACAGCATCAAGTCGCTTGAAGGCATGGATTGCGCATGGGTGGAAGAAGCGCAAAGCCTATCGCAGCGTTCGCTTGACCTGCTGCGCCCGACAATCCGCAAGCCCGATAGTGAGCTGTGGTTTACGTGGAACCCGCATGAACCGACTGATCCCGTTGACGTGCTGTTACGTGGTGAGCAGCCGCCGCCTGATGCCGTGGTGCGCGAGGTCAATTACCGCGATAACCCGTGGTTTCCTGCTGTGCTGCAAGCCGAGCTTGAATACGACCAGCGCCGCGACCCTGACAAATACAAGCACATCTGGCTTGGCGGTTACGTTGCTAACAGCGAAGCGCGGGTGTTCAAGAACTGGCGCATTGAAGAATTTGAAGCGCCTGCCGATGCTGTTCACCGCTTTGGCGCTGACTTCGGCTTTGCAATTGACCCAACGGTATTGGTTCGCTGTCACATCATCGGGCGCACAATCTACGTGGACTGGGAAGCCTACATGGTGGGCTGCGAAATTATCAACACGCCAAGCCTGTTCCTGACTGTGCCTGAAGCGGAAAGCTGGCCAATCGTGGCAGACAGCGCGCGGCCTGAGACCATCAGTCATTTACGCAATCATGGCTTCCCCAAGATCATGCCAGCCGTGAAAGGCAAGGGCAGCCTGAAAGAAGGCATCGAATGGCTGAAGTCATACGACATCGTGGTTCATCCGCGCTGCACCCATACGATTGACGAATTGAGCAGCTATAGCTTCAAGGTTGACGACCTCACCGGCCAGGTGCTGCCCATCCTGCAAGATGAAGACAACCACGTGATTGACGCGCTGCGCTATGCCGTGGAAGCCGTGCGCCGTGCGCCAGAACGCCGGCCAATGAATGTGACGCCGCTGCCCGTGCAAAATGCGTGGCGGCGATAGTTGCAGAACGGGCTTTAATGCGGCATAAGGCGTGCAGGGAGAAAGCATATGGACGATGAATTGAAGCGTGAAATTATGTCGATTGCAGCCGATTTAAACGACATTGTTTATCGCGGCGTGCGCTATGAGGTCGATAAAACGATCCGCGTTTATGACAGCGTCGGCCACGTCGGCAAAAGGCTTGACCGCGTAGCTCGCGCTGTTGGCGCTGATATGGTTGCACATCTCGGCCTATGACAGCCGCAGACATAATGAAGGAACCTCAATGGCGCGCAGCCGCCAAGCGCGCTTGGGGTTTGGACTTGGACGCGCACGAGCAGGGCCAGCGTGATTGCGCTGCCAATGCCGTTGATGACGCCCGCATAAACTGCCCTAGCTATGCTGGCGGAGTGCTTTACGCGCGTAGCTTGCACCGCGCATAGCGTTAATGTAAGGTGCCGCTGCCAAACGTCGTGATGACAGTATGGCCGATGAGGGAACATGGCGCGACCTAGCAAGGCCGAACGCGAAGCCGCAATCTTTGAGCAGGCGCTTGCGTCCTACAATCGCACGTATGGCGCTGTGCAGGAAGTGCGCGAGCAATGCCGCGACGCCCGCCGTTTTGCCACGATCCCCGGCGCGCAATGGGAGGGCCGTTGGGGTGAACAGTTTGAAAACCGCCCGCGCCCTGAAATCAACAAAATCCTTCAGGCGCTCATTCGCGTTTACAACGAGTATCGCAACAACCGTGTAACCGTGGACTTCGTGCCGCGTGACGGTGCGCCGTCTGATGAGCTTGCCGATACGTGCGATGGCCTGTTCCGCGCTGACTGGGCCGATAGCTGCGGCGAGGAAGCCGCTGACAACTGCTTTGACGAAGCGACCGCTGGCGGCTTTGGCGCGTTCCGTTTGCGCGCGTGCCTTGAGGATGAATACGACGACGAGAACGAGCAGCAGCGCATCCGGTTTGAGCCAATCTATGACGCTGACACGTCCGTCTATTGGGACTTGGACGCCAAGCGGTATGACAAGAGCGATGCCAAGGAGTGCTGGGTTGTTTACAGCATGTCGCACGAAGCGTTCCGCGCCAAGTGGGGTGTTGATCCGACGACCTGGCCCAAGCTGTCACCCAGCGCCGGCTTTGACTGGTGCGCTCCCAAGATTGTTTACGTTGCCGAATACTACCGCGTCGAGGACGAACGCGTGGCAATGGTGCGCTACACCATGCCGGACGGCACAGAGCAGGACTTTGAGGCAGAGGACGTTGAGGAAGCCTTGTCCGGTGAGGAAGAAGGCGGCGAATACGACGAAATTCGTCTGGCGCAGGCGCTTGGCGGGGTAATCACCAAGGAATGGAAAAAGCGCTGCCGTCGCGTCCATAAATACATTATGAGCGGCGGCGGCATCCTTGAGGATTGCGGCTACATCGCTGGCAAGCACATCCCGATTGTGCCGATGTATGGCAAGCGTTGGTTCATCGACAACGTGGAACGCTGCATTGGCGTGACGCAGCCAGCCATGGACGCGCAACGCCTCAAGAACATGCAGGTCGCCAAGCTGACAGAGATTGCCGCGCTGTCTGCCGTTGAAAAACCCATTCTTGCGCCAGAACAGGTTGCCGGCCTTGAGACATATTGGGCGAACGACAACCTTGAGAATTATCCGTATCTGCTTGCCCAACCGCTGACCAATGCGGACGGCTCGATTGCTGCCGTTGGCCCGCAAGCCTACACCAAGCCGCCGCAAGTCCCGCCTGCCATGGCTGCGCTGTTGCAGCTTACCGAAACGGACATGGCGGAATTGCTGGGCAACAACCCCGCCGCCGAAAAGATGGTAAGCAACATCTCCGGCAAGGCTGTTGAGATGATCCAGACGCGCATTGATATGGGCGCGTTTATCTACATGAGCAATTTCGCCAAGACCATGCGCCGCGCTGGCGAGATTTGGCTGGATATGGCCGGTGAGGTTTACGTTGAGGAAGGCCGCTCCATGAAGTCCATGGGCGAGCAAGGCGACGTTAGCACGGTGCAGTTGCTCAAGCCCAAGATTGACGAACGCACCGGCAAGATGGTGAAGGCTAATGATTTGAGCCGCGCCAAACTTGACGTTGTTACGGACGTTGGCCCGAGCAGCAGCAGCCGCCGCGATGCGACCGTGCGCGCCCTGACAAGCATGATGCAGCTTGCCGCTGACCCCGCCGATCAGAAGGTGCTTACCGCGCTGTCCCTGATGAACATGGAAGGCGAGGGCCTTACGGACGTGCGCGAGTTTTACCGCAAGCAGCTTGTGCAAATTGGCGTGTTGCAGCCCAACGAGGAAGAGCGCGCCGCTGCTAAGAAAGCGGCAGAAGAAAACCCGCCGCAGCAAGACCCGCAGGCGATGTATCTGATGGCAGAGGCAGAGAAGGCGCAAGCGCTGGCAATGAAAGCCCAGGCTGACACGCAGCGCGCCATGGCTGACACGCAAAAGGCTGAGGCTGAGACAATCGCCACGCTGGCCAAGATTGATAACGACCGCGCGAATACGGCCATTAAGGCTGCACAGGCTATTGGTGCTGGCTTGCGCCAATGACGGGAACCGCCACCCCGTTGCAAGTGGTGAGATAATGGGGTATTCATGACAACGGCAGTAGAAGTTGACGAAGCCGCCGCAGTAGCCGAACAGGCGCTGGAAACCGAAGCCGAAGTGTCCACTGAGATTGTTGCCGGTGGGGACGAACAGGCAGAAGGTGAACAGCCGGTTGAGGCAGAAGGCGAGCTAGTCGTTAGCATCGGTGAGGAAGCGCCGCCTCAAGACGAATTCACCGCCGCGCCTGCATGGGTGCGAGACCTCCGTAAGCAAAATCGGGAATTGTCAAAGCGCGCCAAGGAATTGGAGCAGCGCCTTGCCGAGAAAGAGCAGCCGCAACAGACTGCTTTACCGGCAAAGCCCACGCTCGAAGCCTGCGACTATGACGCCGACGCATACGAGCGCCAGCTTACCCAGTGGTTTGATGCAAAGCGCGCCCATGACGAAGCCGAAGCCCAGCAGCGCAAAGCGCAAGAGCAGGCAGAGGCAGCATGGCAAGCCAAGCTACAGGCATACGAGGCAAGCAAAGCCAAGTTGGGCGCTGCGGACGTTGACGATGTTGAGCACGTGGTTCGGCAGATGTTCAACGAAACGCAGTGGGCCATTCTGGTTGACGGCGCTGATAACGCGGCACTCCTGACATATGCTCTCGGAAAGAACCCGGCAAAGGCCAAGGAATTGGCCAGCGTCGCAAGTCTTTCGCAGTTCGCGTTCAAGGCCGCCAAGATTGAAGCGGAGATCAAGACGATGAAGCGGACGGCTAAACCTGCCCCTGAAGGCGCAATCACCGGCACATCACCGGGCGCAATTGGTGGGGCTGATGCAACCCTTGAGCGGTTGCGGGCTGAGGCACTCAAGACGGGCGACATGACAAAGGTCGTCGCCTACCGCCGCCAGCTTCGCGCCGCATCGTAACGAAGGAACAATACAATGCCGAACGGCTTTTCAAAGGAAGAAGTGGTCGCGTTTGAGGACGTGCTCGCTGGCTTTGATGACGCGCTGGTTATTTCCAAGCTCGTCAATGTGTATCGCCCTGGCGATGCTACCATGGAGCGCACCAATGACGTGATCTGGCGTCCGATGCCCTACATCGCATCGTCGCAGAACCGCGTTGTGGGTTCGCCTGTGACCTCGCGTGACATGACGCAGTTGAGCGTGCCGTCCACCCTTGGCTTTGCCAAGAACGTGACGTTCTCGCTTGATGCGAAGGAACTGCGCGATGCGTTGCAGGAAAATCGCCTTGGCGCTTCGGCTGCCCAGCGTCTTGCCTCGGACGTGAACACCTCGCTTTATCAGACTGCCGCTGTGTATGGCGGTCTGGTTGTCACCCGCACGACCGCAGCCGGCACGTTTGATGACGTGGCGCTGTGCGATGCGACGATGAACGAGCGCGGCGTTCCGATGGAAGATCGCAAGATCGTGTTTACCAGCCGCGATTATAACGGCATGGCAGGCAACCTGGCCAACCGCCAGAACCTTCAGACCGGCAAGACGCAGACCGCCTACGACCGCGCCAGCATTGGCATGGTTGCCGGCTTCGATGCGTATAAGTCGGACGTGGGCTTCCGCCTGACCGGCACCGCAGTGGCCACCGCCCGCACGATTGATACCCGTGCTTCGGCGCTCAACTACTACGTGCCGCGCGCCACCTCGACCGCTGTGACCGGCGAAACCAACAACGTTGACAACCGCTTTCAGACCATCACGGTCTCCAGCAATGCCAACTTTGCTGCCGGCGACGCGTTCCAGATCGCCAACATCAACAGCGTGCATGCCATCACCAAGCAGGACACCGGCCAGCCGATGACTGTTCGCGTGGTTGCCGTGGGCGCTGCCAACACGCTGGTTATCACCCCGCCGCTTATCACGGCTCAGGGTGGTTCGGATGCGGAATTGCAGTATCAGAACTGCGTTGCCACGGCGACCGCCAGCAATGCGTCTATCACCATGATGAACTACGATACCGCTGGTGCAAACGTGTTTTGGCACAAGCCGGCCATCGAACTGATTGCGGGCCGTTACGCTGTGCCGGATAACACCGGTGCTGCCGTGATGCGCGCGACGACCGATCAGGGCATCGAACTAGTGATGACGAAGTGGTTCGATACCGCGACGTTTAAGACCCGCTACACGTTCGACACGCTCTACGGCACCAACGTGCTGAATACCGAAATGGCGGGCATCCTGCTGTTCTCGCAGACCCCGTAAGCCGAACATGGGGGAGGGCGCGTTGCCTTCCCCCAACTTGCACGAAAGGATTACACCATGTCCATTCTTCTCCCCTTCGGCGGTTCGGCTCGCGTTACCGTTCCCGCCAATGCGCGCCTCGCCGTTTGGAGCGCCGCTCCCTACAGCGTGTCGCTTGTGACCGCTCCGGTCGACCTGAATGGTGCCGAAGTCTCGCTGTTCAACGGCAGCGGCTCCTACACCTCCAGCGTCTACACCAGCGGCGCAACCATCAACATCAGCGGCGGCGGTGATAGCCCGCTTTACTACAGCGTTGGCACTGCCGCGACTGTGGTGGACATCATGCCGCTTTCGCTGCCGGCCCCGTCTGCGCTCGACGTGACCGGCGACGTGACGGCTGCCATGATCCTTGGCGGCATTCTCACCAGCGCGGCTGCAACCGTGACTGGCACGCTGCCGACCGGTGCTGTGATGGACGCGGCTGGCTCGTTTGCCATTGGCGACGTGATCCGGTGGTCTATCATCAAGGTGGGCGCTAACGCCTTCACCCTGGCTCCGGCTGCTTCCGGTCACACCATCATCGGTGCAACCGTTGTGGCGACTGCGACGAGCGCAAGCTACGTCACCCGCAAGACCGCTGCGGAAACGTTCGTTACCTATCGCGTATCGTAATTCGGCGGGGGCGGCGTTGGAAGTGCGCCGCCCCTAACCTCTGGAGGGCAAGATGCCGCTTAAGCAGGGTTATGGTAAGAAAACCATATCGGCCAATATCCGAAAGGAAATGAAGGCCGGCAAGCCGCAAAAGCAGGCAGTTGCCATTGCGCTTTCATCGGCTGCCAAAGCCAAGAAGAAGGCCAAATAAGTGGGCTACACCCGCCGCCAGTTCATTAACGCCGCGATGACCGAGATTGGCATTGCGGACTATGATTTTGACATTTCTGCCGAGCAATATCAGACCGCCGCACGCCGTCTT